AGCAGAAGGCTGAATTTGTTAGCCGCTATTTCAAAAAGGGACAGGCTATCCTCGTATGCGGTAGGCTTGAGAACAGAGAGTGGTCTGACAAGAACGGAAACAAGCGTATCTCAACAGAAATCATTGCGGAGGAGATTTCCTTCGCCGGTAATAAAGAAAGCTCCACAGAGGCTAAAAATGAGGCTTATACGCCTACAGCATACTCTACACAGAATAGTCAGAATTTTGAGGATATTTCCTCGGGTGAAGACTTACCGTTCTAAGGGGGAAACAATGAAAGTATTAGAGCTGTTCGCAGGCACAAGGAGTATTGGCAAGGCTTTTGAGGCCAAAGGTCACGAGGTCTTTTCTGTAGAATGGGACAAGTCTTTTGATAACATTAGTCTTTATGCAGATATAGGTGGGTTAACTGCCAAAGATATCCTTGATAAATTCGGCAGACCCGATGTGGTATGGGCATCTCCCGATTGCGCCACCTTTAGTATTGCCGCTATTAGCCACCACAGACGAAAGAACGCGGAAACAGGCAACCTTGACCCCATCAGCGACTATGCGGCGTTTTGTGATGCGGTCGATCAGAATGTGCTGAAACTTATTTCTGAGCTGAAACCTCGCTTTTATTTCATTGAAAACCCAGTCGGTGGAATGCGTAAAATGATGTGGATGCAAGGCCTGCCTCGTTATACAGTTACATACTGCCAATATGGTGACGAGAGAATGAAGCCTACGGATATTTGGACTAATCATCCCGCGCCTTGCTTCAAACCGAGGTGTAAAAACGGTGACCCGTGCCACGTATCAGCTCCAAGAGGGGCAAGAACAGGGACACAGGGCCTAAAGGGCAGCAAGGAGCGAAGTGTTATTCCGGAAGAACTGTGCCGGCATAAAGAAATAGGAGAGTGATACATAATGGCTGAGAGAAGGATGTTTGCCAAGACTATAGTGACATCTGATGCATTCTTGGATATGCCATTGAGTGCAAGGTGTTTATATTTCACGCTTGGGATGCTTGCCGATGATGACGGATTTGTTAATAATCCTAAGAGCATTATGAGGCAGGTGGGAGCAAGTCAGGATGACTTAAATCTGCTCCTTGTAAAGCGATTCATTCTTGCATTTGATAGCGGTGTTATCGTCATTAAGCATTGGAGAATCCACAATTATATACAAAAGGACCGATATAAAGAGAGCAAATATATAGAGGAAAAAGCCTCCCTTATGATCGATGAAAAGGGCGCGTATACAGAATGTATCCAAGATGTATCCAAAATGGATACACAGGTTAGGTTAGGTAAGGCTAGTCTAGGTAAGGCTAGTTTAGTAGAGGGTAGTAGTGGCGATTCCGCCACCACGGCTACGGCCACAGAAGAAAATCAATTAAAGCTGATTGGCGGTGAGCTTGGGAAGAACGTGGTTTACCTCACGGATCGTCAGTTCGAGGATCTGATGGACAGGCTCGGTCTTGATGCCTTCAACCGCTATGTAGAGAGGCTTGCTACATTCATTATCGAGAATAATGCACGTATTAAGAGCCACTACGATACTATTCTCAAGTGGTGGGAAGAAGATTCCAAGGTAAGCACGAAGCCTAAAGCTAAGCCTGAAAAGGCGCGATACGGCAACTTCGATGTAAACGAAGCGTTTGAAAGAGCTTTAGAAAGGACTTATAACGATGGTTAAAAAGTACAAGATTACATACCGGGCGGTGAAGAATCATCGCTCGGTGGTGATGGATGCATTCTCTAAGTATGACGCAAAGCAGAGATTCTTTAGGACTTATCCCGACAAAGAAATCATTTCTATTACGGAGGTAGAAGGATGAAAGCAAGGTTACCTAAATCGTGGGACAGACTACCTAAGCACGAGAAGGATATCATCAACAGGGTAATGACCGATGAGGTAGTAAAGCAGGTTTGCCACGAGCAGGCGGAACTTCAGAAGATATGGCTTCAGATGGCTTGTATCGTTCTTAACAGATGCTTTGGCTTTGGTAAGAAGCGGCTCCTCCTCTTCCTTGCTAATTGGCGAGAGATGTACCGTATCAATACTAGATTAGACTCAAGAGAAGCACAGACCGAGTACCTTACCGGGGAGATGGAAAGAATCTTCGGTAAGGATGGGTATCCCACAGAATACATTGATAAATTGGAGAATTTATGATGAGAGATGTTGATAGAAGTGTCCCTTGTTATAACAACGGAAAGGGTTGCGACAGGCGGTGCGTGACAAGTACGTATAATTGCCACAGCAATTGCCCGGAATACAAAGCTTATCAGGAGAGATCAGCCAAGGATAGAGAGCTTCTCCATAAGCAGAGGAACGCCGACTACGCCTACATCGAGACAAGGGTTAAGGCGGCTTATAAGACAGCACACAAAAAAAGACAGCAGAAGGCTTGGGGGATAAATAAATGATGAAGAAAGATAATTTCGTTCTGATCCCGAAGGGGTCTGTGACAATTACGCAGAAGGAACTTGACGCTCTGAATGAGTATGCACAGAAGGTAAGGCGCGAGACTATCAAGGCAATATTTGCCGAGGTGGAGACGATGCTTCACACGAGGCACCGGATAGAGGAAACGTGGGGAAATATGTGCGAGGATCGTGATGATCGCGGCAAGTACCTCTACGGCGCTGGCATATGCGAAAAGCTTATATATGATTTACAGAAGATTGAGAGGAAGTATACCGATGAGACTAACTAAGTTTAACGAAGAGACCGGACAGTATGAGTATATCGAGAAGGCAAAGACTCTTGATGAGTACAGGGCGCAGAGAAAGGCTGCTATTCAGAAGCTCGGGGAGTTTGAGGATAAGACACCACAGTATATAGCATATTCTGACGGAAGAATAGAGGTCTTGGGACACAACGATCCTGTTGGAGAGCTGGGCGAATGTGGCTTAAAAAGAAAATGTATAGCCGACACCGTGAGGAAGATACAGTCCGAACTCCAAGAGCGTTGTATAAAGGGCGGTATTTACCCTGCGTATGTGGCAAGAACGATAGACCAAATCGCAAAAGAGATATTGGAGGGCGTAGATAATGAGTAAATGTGTTTTTGACTACGGTGAGGATATGTGCTATGCGGTTACGGAAAAGCAGTGCAAAGGCTGTAGGTTTCGTAAGACCCAAGAGGAGCTTCAGGAGGGAAGGGAAAAGGCCACAAAGAGGCTGATGACCTTGGACAGGCTGAGGCTTAACAAGATTAAGCAGAAGTATTATAACGACAGGAGACGCAGAGATGAACGAGTATGATGCTACAGAGCTGGCATATAAGAATGGCTACGAGAAAGGCTATGAGCAGGGCGTTCGGGATATGGCGGAGAGGCTTAAGAAGTATTACAACTCTCTTACGGGTAAGACTATGACGGTGGCGGTTGCTTATGCCATTAAGATTTCAGCAGAGGAGCTGATAGGAGATAAAGGGGGATGATGTATGCAAAACTATGTATCAAAAGAGGTAGTATGTCCCTTCTATAAGCAGGAGGAGGGGACCAAGATAAGGTGTGAGGGATTCTGCAAGTCCTGTAGCCTTCAGACGTCTTTTACCCGTAGAGAGTTGCTTCAGATGCACAAGGAGAGGCATTGTAATAGCTTTAAGGGTTTTCCTAAATGCCCTCTCTACTCAATAATAAATAAACAGTATGAGGTGAGCAAATGAACAAATACGGTAATAAGAAGATTGAGTATTGTGGCGAGGTATTTGATTCTAAGCGAGAATATTACCGATATATGGACTTAAAGCTTTTAGAGTCCTGCGGTGCTATCAGCAACCTCAGAAGGCAGGTGGTGTATGAGCTTATCCCGGTGCAGAGGGAGAAAAGTACCAAGGTCTATAAGAAGGGCAGAAAAAAGGGACAGCCTATTGAAGGCAAGATCATTGAGAAGGCTGTTACTTACATAGCAGATTTTGTCTACGTTGACAATACTACCGGCAAGGAGGTTGTTGAGGATGCGAAGGGTATGAGGACAAGGGACTATATCCTGAAGCGTAAGATGATGCTATATTTCCACGGTATTAAGATACAGGAGTGGTGAGATAAGAGGGGACTTCGGTCCTCTCTTTCTTTTTTTCATAGAGGGGGGATTTAGTTTTTTTAATGTTGTGTTTTAGAATATAGTCAACAAAAGGAGAGGAGGCTTTCTGTGGATTGGAAGCGCATAAAAGCTGAATATATAGCAGGCGGTACGAGCTACAGGAAGCTTGCCGAGAAGTATGGCGTATCGCCTACTACTCTTACTAAGGTTGCAGGCAGAGAAGGATGGGTAGAGGCAAGACAGCAGGCAGACATCAAAAAGACATCAAAAATAGTTGATGCTGTCAGCGATAAGGAAGCAAAGAAAGCTGTTGACATTATTGATGTTGCAGATAAGCTTCTTGAGAAGGCATCCGAGCTTATGGAGACTATGGTAGTTGATACACAGTCATTCAAGCAGCTTACATCAGCTCTGAAGGACCTTAAGGATATTAAGGGGTATAAATCTGCTATTGACCTTAAGGAGCAGGAGGCAAGGATCAGAAACCTCGAGAAGCAGGCAGAAGCTGAGGATAAGGACCGGGAAATCAAAGTTACTATTGAGGGCAACCTCGAAAAATATAGTAAATAACAGAGGAAACAAAAATGAAAACCATAATTATTCCCAAAAGATTCGGTTATCCCACGGTAGAAATCACCATCAATGGCAGGGAGTATTCCCTTCAGAGCGGTGTAGAGATAAGTGTGGAGGATTCGGTAGCAGAGGCTGTTGAGAATGCTATTGCACTTGCACCTGAGATTGGTGTGCCGAGGAATAGACTTGCTCGACTCGTTGAGGGACGCCTTGCAGAAATAACAGCGGAGGATTTGGAGGGCATATCAACACTAAGTAGCTGCGCCTTTTATGGTAACCTTGGCTTGGTAAAAGTGACTATCCCCAACGGAATCAAAACCATCGTAGGCAATGCGTTTGGTTATTGTGTGAATTTGGAAAGTGTAACTCTTCCCGAAGTGCCACCTTCGCTCGCAAATATTAATGCTTTTGATAGCATCAAGGCTACTTGTACTTTTTATTGCAAGACTCAGGAGAGTTTGGCGGCATATAAATCAGCAGCGAATTGGAGTACATTGTCAGGAAAGTATACTTTTGCTGTTAAGTCTTAATAGGAGATGATACCCAATGCCAACACTAACCATAAGTCCGCCAAGTGAAAAGCAGATACAATTCCTTGAGGCTGAGACTAAGCACATAGGCTTTGGTGGAGCGAGAGGGGGCGGTAAGTCTTGGAGTGTGAGAACTAAGGCAAAGCTGTTGGCTCTAAACTATGCAGGCATTCGCATCCTTATAGTACGCCGTACCTATCCTGAGCTTATTAATAACCACATCAATATACTTCGCACAGAGTTACTCGGCATTGCAAAATACAATGACAAGGACAAGGTACTGAAGTTCGTCAACGGCTCTACCATTAACTTTACCTATTGCGATAATGACAAGGACCTTGATAGATTACAGGGCGTGGAGTATGACGTAATCTTCCTTGATGAGGCAACGCAGCTTTCCGAGCATCAGATGAAGACCATCACAGCCTGCCTTCGTGGTGTTAATGACTTCCCTAAGAGGGTGTACTACACTTGTAACCCCGGCGGACAGGGCCACGGCTATATCAAGCGCATATTCATTGACAGGAGATATGATGACGGTGAGATCGCAGAGGATTACACCTTCATTCAGAGTCTTGTAACAGACAACAAGGTGCTGATGGAGAGTCAGCCTGACTATATCAAGCAGTTGGAAGCTCTCCCTCCCAAGCTCCGTAAGGCGTGGCTTGAGGGAGATTGGAACGTATATGAGGGTCAGTTCTTCGAGGACTTTGTAGACAGACCCGAACAATATGAGTCAAGACAATGGACTCACGTTATTAATCCATTTGATATCCCCGATGGATGGAAGATATACAGGTCATTTGACTGGGGATATAACAAGCCATTCTCCTGCGCTTGGTGGGCGGTGGACTATGACGGTGTGGTATATCGTATCCTTGAGCTATACGGATGTACAAAGACACCAAATGAGGGTATAAAGTGGACGCCTCCTCAGGTATTCGCTGAGATACATAGGATAGAGACAGAGCATCAATGGCTAAGGGGTAAGAAGATACAAGGTATTGCTGACCCTGCTATATGGGATGCTGAGACGGGCGAGAGCATTGCTGACGTGGCATCCAAGCATCAGGTGTACTTCTCACCGGGAGACAACAAGAGAATCCCCGGATGGATGCAGATGCATTATAGGTTTGCCTTTGATGATAATGGCTATCCAATGATGTATATATTCAGTAACTGCAAGGCTTTTATAAGGACTATCCCTCTCTTGCTCTATGATGAGCATAAGCCTGAAGACCTTGATACTGATGGTGAGGACCACGTTGCTGATGAGGCAAGATATTTCCTTATGTCAAGACCTATCAAGCCTAGGATAGCAAGAAAGCCTGATGAGTATTACAAGAATCCTATGAGTATATTCCTTGACATTGACAGGAATAACCTCACAACCCGTACAGCAATACCAAGAATGGAGATTATTTCGGAGGATAATGAATGATAGACAAGAAGAAACAGAATATAGAGGATGAGGCTATTGCAAATAATGCAACACCCTCTCCCGAAGAGCAGCTAATGCGAAGACAGTCTGCGCCACATCCCACGATTGAGTCTGAGGCAGCTAAGTTCTATCAGATGCAGCAGATGAAGATGATGATGGGGCAGGGAATGAATGCACTCGGCGCTATGGATGGCTTCAAGGCTCTCGGTCAGGTTATCGGCAGGGAGCAGATACAGGAGGCCAACAGTATCCTTCAGAAGTACAAGGAGGGTAAGGCCAACCTTGAGAAGAGGATCGTAGACAATGAGCAGTGGTACAAGATTCGCCATTGGGAATGTATGAGGTCCAAGGATACAACAGGAGTGCAGCCTACCTCTGCTTGGCTCTTTAACTGTATAGCAAATAAGCACGCAGATGCGATGGATAACTTCCCCTCGCCTAACATTCTTCCGAGAGAGGAAGGAGATAAGGGCGAGGCAGAGATGCTTACCTCTATCCTTCCCGTTATCTTGGATCAGGATGACTTTGAGGGTACATACTCTGAGGTAATGGACTATAAGCTCAAGACGGGTACAGGCGTATATGGAGTCTTTTGGGATAAGTCCAAGCTTAATGGCCTTGGTGATATCACAGTACGCAAGATTGACCTTATCAACCTATTTTGGGAATCGGGCATTATGGATATTCAGAAGTCCCGAAACCTATTCCACGTTGAGCTTGCAGACAATGACCTGCTTGTGCAGTCCTATCCTCGGCTTCAGGGCAAGCTTGGACAGGCTACAATGGACCTTACCAAGTACGTCTATGATGACAAGGTTGATACCAATAACAAGAGCCTTGTAGTCGATTGGTACTACAAGAAGAATGTGGGCGGTAAGACGGTACTTCACTACGTCAAGTATGTAAATGATGAGGTGTTGTTCGCTACTGAGAACGATCCAATCCTTGCTGAGAGAGGATGGTATGACCACGGCAAGTATCCCTTCGTATTTGATGCTCTCTTCAGGACAGAAGGCACACCTACAGGCTTTGGCTACATTGATGTAGGAAAGAGTTCACAGGAGTATATCGACAGAGGCAATCAGGCTATTATGCAGAATATGCTTGCCAATGCGAAGCCGAGACATTTCATCCGTACCGATGGTGCGGTTAATGAGGAAGAATATGCTGACCTTTCCAAGGACTTTATCCACGTTGAGGGTACTCTCGGAGAGGATTCTATTCTGCCGGTACAGGGCAAGCCTCTTAATGATATCTACGTGTCGGTCATCAACAACAAGGTAGACGAGCTGAAGGAGACCACGGGTAACCGAGACATCTCCACGGGTGGCACTTCATCCGGAGTCACCGCAGCTTCCGCTATTGCAGCGATGCAGGAGGCAGGCTCAAAGCTCTCAAGAGACAATAATAAGGCATCCTATAGAGCATTCCGTCAGGTATGCGTAATGATTATAGAGCTTATAAGACAGTTCTATGACCTTCCTAGATGCTTCAGAATAATGGGAGACAACGGAGCTGCACGATTCGTTCAGTATTCCAACGCCGGTATTCAGCCTCAGTCTCAGGGTATGGACTTTGGTTTGGATATGGGAGTCCGTATTCCCCTCTTTGATGTCGAGATCACCGCACAGAAGCAGAGTCCTTACTCCAAGATGAGTCAGAATGAGTTGGCTCTTCAGTTCTTCGGAGCAGGCTTCTTCAATCCTCAGATAGCAGATCAAGCACTTGCTTGTCTCGATATGATGGACTTTGACCGAAAGCACTTCATTATGCAGAAGATATCGCAGAATGGTGGAATGCTTGCCAAGCTTCAGCAGTATATGCAGTTGTCTTTGATGCTTGCACAGGAGTCGCATCCGGAGTACGTTCAGCAAATAGCTATGGATATGCAGCAGACCACCGGACAGGCTCCGCAGATGGGAGGCGCACCCAATGTGGCGCAGACCGAAGCTCTTGGAGGCGAGGAAGGCCCTAAAGAAGCATCCACCACCAAGAAGGCAAGGCAGAGGGTGGCAGAGTCTACCGATCCCACATAAGGAGGCAAGATGATACGAGCAGTTTATCACAGAGACTATCACCGAGTAAGTCTTACAGGACACGCAGGGAGTGACGAGAAGGGGAAGGACCTTATATGTGCTTCTGCTTCTATCCTTGCATATACCCTCGCAGATTATGTTAAGAAGGTTAAGGACGAAGACAAGGTGAAATTCGACCTCACCGTCCTTGAGGAGGGAGATACAATTATATCCTGCTCTCCTTACTACGAGAACAAAACCGAGGTTACCGCAGTGTTTGATGTTATATGCAGAGGCTTTGAACTTCTTGCAAGGGATTACCCCGACAATATCTCTTATGAGGTGAAATAAAGTATATAAGCCTACGGGCATAATATAGGACTCGCCAACCTAATTGGCAGAATATATCGGAGGATTTACTCAATGAAGAAAACAAAACTATTCCCAATGTTTCTCAATCTTCAGTTGTTTGCCGAAGGCGCAGGTGGCGGAGATGGTGGCACAGGAGCAGGGGGAGCAACGGGCGCAACAGCGACAGCCGCCGTGTCGCAGACTAAAGGCGTTAAATCAAACCCTCTTGCTGACGTTCAGTATGGCGTACAGCCTACAGAGGTGGCTACACCTACCGCCGAGGTTGTAGAAAATCCCACAGAAGACCGTAATGCTAAGTTCGAGGCTCTCATTAAAGGAGAGTACAAGGACCTCTACGATGCGAGAATGCAGGACACCATTCAGAAAAGGCTCAAAGGCTCAAAGGAGACCGTTGAAAAATACGAGGCTCTTGCGCCTACTCTTGAGATACTTGCGAAGAAGTACGGTGTTGATGCATCCGATGTTAATGCTCTTAACAAAGCTATCGAAGAGGATGACTCTTACTTTGAGGAAGAGGCACTTGAAAAGGGCATTTCAGTCGAGCAGCTTAAGGAAATCCGTAAAATGGAGCGAGAGAATGCTGACCTGAAGAAACAGATGGAGGAGCAGAGTCGCAGGGACAATGCCAAGCGAATCTATTCACAGTGGATGGATCAGGCAGAAAAGACCAAGGCAATCTATCCCTCATTCAATCTTCAGACGGAGCTACAGAATCCTGAATTCGTAAAGCTTCTCAACAGTAATATTGACGTGAGAACGGCTTACGAGGTGATGCACAAGGATGACATCATCGCAGGAGCGATGCAATTTACCGCCAAGAAGGTAGAGCAGAAGCTCGCCAACAAGGTTATTGCCAACGGCGCAATACCTACCGAAAACGGAAATTCCTCTCAGGGAGCTGCACAAACCAAGAGTGACGTGTCACTGCTCACTAAAGCTGACCGTGCGGAAATAGCTCGCAGGGTGGCGAGAGGAGAGAAAATTAGTTTCGG